AAAAATGTTGGGTGGTGTAGGTATGATAGGTGACAATTATAAAAAAGATAAAAAAATAGATGCTAAAGCAACTAAAAAAGCTAAACGTTTTGCGGATACAGTTCAAACAATAGTATCTAAAAAAAGATCTGCATCAGAAGGTTCGTTTTCTAAAGGTGGCAGAGCCGGTTATAAACACGGTGGCATAGCTAAACGTGGCCACGGTTGTGAAATCAAATAATGTCTCTATACGAAAATATAAACAAACGTAAAAAAGCTGGAACTTCTAGATCTAAATCTAAATCCACTATTACTAAAGAATCATATGCAAATATGGTTTCTGGTTTTAAGAAAAAAAAGAAAACTCATAAAATGCCAGATGGTAGTATTATGAAGGGTTCCAAACACAATGCCTAAAACTGCCGCATGGCAAAGAAAAGAAGGTAAGTCTGAGTCCGGTGGATTAAATGCTAAAGGTAGAGCTAGTTATACAAAAGGAACTTTAAAAGCACCATCTAAAAAAGTTGGTAATAAAAGAAGAGCATCTTTTTGTGCTAGAATGGGTGGAATGAAAAAAAAATTAACATCAGCTAAAACAGCTAGAGATCCAAATAGTAGAATTAATAAATCATTAAGAGCGTGGAACTGCTAATGATTGATAAGTTCTTTTATAAATTTTTTGGAGCTATTGATAATATATTTGAAAAAATATGCAACTGGTTTACAGCACCAAGATGCAAATGTAAAATAAAAGGAAAAGTAAAAAAAGAAGTAATTTTAGAAGTAGACAAAACTTTTGAAAATGAAATTAAAAAATGAGAGACACAAAATCGATTGAAAGTTTTTTAAAAGAGAATTACAGAAAAATAAAACAAATGAGTTTATTTAGACATTTAAAAAAAGAAGTTGAAACAGGTGCTAATGGAACTCAAGATTATGTAATAAAAGAAGGTCAAAATAAAGGAAAGAAAGCCAATGTTAAGTGAAGAACTAGTAATACTAAATAAAATCCAAAAATACTTAAAAGAAACATATCAAAATGTTGGAGACGCCATGATTGGTGGAGCTGTTGACAATATGGAGAAATACAAGTATATGTTGGGACAGGCACATGCCTACATGAAAATATCACAGGAAATCTCTAACCTGCTAAATCCAAAGGAGCAAAAAAATGATATTGAAAGACCAGAAAACGTCGTTGACTTCGGACGAACCAAAGAAGATTAAATCAGCTTTATTAGATAAGTATGATGATGATAATAAAAAAGAAATAGACGGTTACGAACGTCTTAAAACAAAAGAATCTAATAAATTACCTAGACCAACCGGATGGAGACTTGTAGTTCTTCCTTTTAAAATGAAGGAAAAAACTAAAGGTGGAATAATTATGGGACAAGATACATTGGAAAGACAACAGGTAGGTTCTACTTGTGGTTTAGTTCTTGCAATGGGTCCACATTGTTATGATAAAGAAAAATTTCCAGAAGGTCCTTGGTGTAAAAAAGGTGATTGGATAATTTTTGCAAGATATGCTGGATCAAGAATCCAGATAGATGGTGGGGAAGTTAGAATGCTAAATGACGATGAAGTTTTAGCAACCATTGATAATCCCGAAGACATACTTCATCAATATTAACATAGGAGAAAACTATGCCTGACTTAGAAGAAAATAAAACAGTCGATATAGATACATCTGGTCCAGATACTGAGGTCGAATTAGAAAACGATATTCAGGAAACTGAAACATCAGAAGTAGAGATTACATCTAATGATGTAGAAGAAACTCCAGTAGTTGAGGCTGCTGAAGAAGAAAAGAAAGAAGATCCTAAAACGGACGAGAAAGAAAAAGAATTAGAACAGTATAGTGAAGGTGTTCAAAAAAGAATAGCTAAACTTACTAAGAAGTGGAGAGAAGCAGAGAGACAAAAAGATGAGGCGTTAACTTACGCTGAAAAAATGATGTTAGCTAAAAGACAAGCTGACGATAGAATCTCGAAGCTGGAACCAGGATTCATGAAATCTACAGAAGAGTCCATTAAATCTGGTTTTGAATCTGCTAAGGCTAGATTAATTGCAGCAAGAGAAGCTGGAGATATTCAAGCTGAAATTGATGCTCAAACTTTAATTTCTGAATTAAGCTATAAACAAGTTAGATTCGTTGAAGCTAAATCTAAACAAGAAGAATTAGCAAGTAGAAGAGAAACTGAAGTTAGAACACCTGAAATTAACTTAAATAGACAACAAACAGCAACAGGTACACCTGATCCTAGAGCTGAATCGTGGGCAGATACTAATCCATGGTTTGGTCAAGACTCAGCAATGACCTACACTGCTTTTGATTTACATAAAAAGTTAACAGAACAGGAAGGATTTGACCCCTCTAGTGATGAATATTATATGGAAATTGATAAAAGAATAAGACTTGAATTTCCCCATAAATTTGATATAAGGGTGGCTAAGGAAACGACTAAACCTGTACAGACAGTTGCATCTGCAAAAAGAAGTACAAAAACTGGTCGCAGAACTGTGAGGCTCACACCGTCACAGGTAGCAATTGCTAAAAAATTAGGTGTGCCACTAGAACTTTATGCGAAACAATTAAATATCACGAAGGAGGTATAAGCATATGACAAACGAAACAATAGATAAAACTTCTCGTGCGAGTCAAACTAGAGAAAAAACTTCTCATAAAAAAGTTTGGACTCCACCATCATCTTTAGATGCACCCCCGGCGCCTACAGGATTTAGGCACAGATGGATAAGAGTAGAATCAATGGGATTCAACGATACTAAGAATCTTCAAGGCAGATTAAGATCTGGCTATGAACTTGTTAGAGCAGATGAATATCCAGATTCAGCTTTTCCAGTCGTCGAAGACGGCAAACACTCGGGAGTAATCGGAGTTGGTGGACTTTTGCTGGCAAGGGTACCGGAAGAGATCGCAGATCAACGTAATGCTTACTATGAACAGCAAGCTAAAGATAACGTTGAAGCAGTAGACAACGATCTTATGAAGGAACAGCACCCAAGTATGCCTATCAATATTGATAGACAGACTCGTGTAACTTTTGGTGGCTCTAAGAAAAGTTAATTTTTTAACAATTCCTATCCAACAGAGTACACTTAAACTAATAATGTCTAAGGAGGACAACTAATATGGCAAATAAAGATGCAGCATTCGGTCTTAGACCGATTGGAAAAGTTGGACAGAATAGAGACAACCAAGGTTTAAGTGAATATAGTATTTCAGCTAATGATACTACTTCAATTTATTTCCAGGACCCAGTAAAAGCTACTGCGGCAGGAACTATTGATCAAGGTGCAGCTGGCGGAAATATTTTAGGTTCACTAACTGGTGTGTTTTACACTGATCCTAATACAAGTAAACCTACATGGTCAAATCACTATGCGCAAGTTAACGCTGCGGATATTGTGGCTTTTGTAGCAGATGATCCGTACGAAAGATTCGAGATCCAATCAAACAACACGGCTGCTTCAGCGCAGACTGACGTGTTTATGAATGCGGATATTGAATTAACAGCGGGTGATTCAGCAAACTACGTATCAAAAGCAGAGCTAAATGATTCTACATTAAGTACGAACTCAGCTCAGCTTAGAGTAATAGGTGTATCAAAAGATATTGACAACGATGAATTAGCTTCAGCTAATGTAAATTTTGTTGTTATGATCAATGAACACAACTTAAAAGTAACAACAGGTATCTAATCGAATAGGAGATAAATTATGGCGATATCAAGAGGACAACTAGTTAAAGAACTAGAGCCAGGTTTGAATGCACTATTCGGCTTGGAATACAAACGTTATGAAAATCAGCACGCAGAAATATACGCTACAGAATCTTCAGACAGAGCGTTTGAAGAAGAAGTAATGTTATCAGGTTTTGCTCAGGCTCAAACTAAATCGGAAGGAAGTGGAGTTGTTTTTGACAATGCTCAAGAAACTTTCACTGCAAGATACACACATGAAACTGTGGCACTTGCTTTTGCGATTACGGAAGAAGCTATTGAGGACAACTTGTATGACAGACTTGCTAGTAGATATACAAAAGCGTTAGCTAGATCTATGGCGAACACTAAACAAGTTAAGGCGGTACAACCTTTAGTAAACGGATTTGGTTCATTTACTTCAGGGGATAACTCACCGTTGTTTTCAACGTCTCACCCGACAATTTCGGGTACAGTATCTAATACATTAGCTACTGCTGCTGACTTGAATGAAACTTCATTAGAGCAATCTTTAATCGACATTGCTGCAATGACAGACGAAAGAGGTCTGAAAATTGCTGCAAGAGGAGTTAAAATGATTGTTCCTTCTGAACTTCAGTTCACTGCAGAGAGATTGATGAAATCTCAACTGAGAACAGGTACTGCTGATAATGATGTAAATGCAATTGTTTCTATGGGAATGGTTCCTCAAGGTTATAGAGTGAACAATTTCTTAACTGATCCAGATGCGTTCTACATCCTTACAGATGTTCCAAATGGAATGAAGTACTTTGACAGAGCGTCTATCAAGACTGCTATGGAAGGTGACTTCGACACTGGTAACGTAAGATACAAAGCTAGAGAAAGATACTCTTTTGGAGTTTCTGACTATAGAGGTATTTTTGCTTCACCAGGAGCATAATAAGTAATTATTTTGAGGCGGGACATAATCCCGCCTCATTATCAATATAGAAAGAACTTTATGACACACAAATACTTAGTAAAAATATTTACCAAATATCTTCAAACAGAATTTAAAACAGAAAGTGAAACAGAAATAAATGATGTCGAAGGACTACATAAACCGATTATTGACTTTTTAGGAAAAAATGATATAATATGGGAAAAAAACGATTTCCAATACCACAGTACTGGAAGTAGTTTTTATATAACCTATGAGGAGGTTAATGATGGTTCAGGACAATATGGTACTGTTCGCAAAGAAACTGAAACTCGAATCTAAATGGAACGAGTCATTTCTTGAGAATAGAGGACAAATAACTCCAGAAATGTCTGTTCTAGGTGATGAGATCAAAATAGTAATTAGATTAATCATTAGAGAACAAGAGATCCAAGCTAATACAAACGGCAGAGATTACGAAGAACATCTTTTCGCTGGTTAATTAGACCTAAGATCTATTTAAAATAACGTCTTTATTCCCTAGGGATTTCTTGCACTTTTTTAAAAATTCATATATAAATTAATTACTATGCAATAATTAATTGAATGTGGACGCGTATAGTCGACGGCCTAGAGACTACATTCAACAACTAGGAGAATATAATCATGGCAACAACATCGTTTCAAGGGATCGTAAGATCTTACGGCGGACAAGACAAATCATCTGGAGCAACTCCAAGTGTACTACTTCTATCAGAAGTAATTTCATTTGACGCAGCAGCAGCAGCAGTAGCTTTAACACCAGTGAGAATTGGTACAAGTGCTACAGCAGGTAATCAATTTGTTTTACCTAAAGGCGCTATACCTGTTTCATTTTCAGTAGTGGCAGCATCAACAGGTGCAAGTTCTACAGTTGATATAGGAACTACAGCTGATGTAGATGGCTTCTTTAATGAAGTAGCTTCAGTTACAAAAGGAACTATCAAAGGTGCCGATGGCGCTTTAGTTATTACAACAGGTATTCCTGTTAATGCTACAGTAGCGGCTTCAGTAGGCGCAACTGCAGGTACAGGAACTGTTACAGGTGTATTTACTTACACTATCGTAGATAATGCTAGAGCAGGTGAATCACAACCTGAATTAGTATAATAATAAATTAAGGGGCCCTTAGGGGCCTCTACAAATTTTAAGGAGAAAAAATATGGCGAGCAAAGGTGACGTAAAAGCAGTACAAATTACAGCAGCAGGAAGTGTTTTTGCCGGTAGAACTAGATTAAGAGGAATTGTTCTTTCTAATACAACAACTATTACAACAACTGGTTCTATAAATTTACAAGATACGAATGGAACTCAATTTACAGCAGATGTTCTGCCAGGAGATGTATTTACTTTAAATCTTCCTGAGGATGGAATTTTATTTAAAAGTTTTATGACTTGTAATACAATTACAAGTGCTAAGTGTACTGTATTGATTGATAAATAGGAGGATCAATGACAACCTCTGGAACAACAACTTTTGAATCAAGTTTTTATATTGATGATATAATAACTGAAGCCTATGAGAGAATAGGTAGATTTGATTATTCTGGTAATGATATAAAAACAGCTAGACGTTCTTTAAATATAATGTTTCAAGAATGGGGTAATAGAGGTTTACATTATTGGGAAGTTGGAAATAATTCTATTACATTAGTGGATGGTCAAGCAGTTTATACAATGTATAGGTCAGCAACAGATGGTACTTCTGATGCTACAGCTATCTACGGTGTAGATGATATATTAGAAGCTGTTTATAGAAATTCTTCTAATGTAGATTTTTCTTTAACTAAAATTAATAGATCATTTTATCAAGGTCTATCTTCAAAAACTGATACAGGGACTCCAACACAATATTTTGTACAAAGATTTATAGATAAAGTAACTATCACTTTATATCTAACTCCAGGATCCACTGAAGCCGGAAACTTTATTAACTATTATTATGTAAGCAGGATCCAGGATTCAGGGAACTATACAAATACAGCAGATGTACCTTATAGATTTGTACCTTGTATGGTAGCAGGTCTTTCATATTATTTATCACAAAAATTTAAACCAGAACTAACTCAACAGATGAAATTATTATATGAAGATGAATTAAATAGAGCTCTTGAAGAAGATGGTTCTTCGTCTAGTACATTTATAACTCCAAAATCTTATTATCCAAATGTCTAATTTATCTAACGGAAAATATGCACAATTTATTTCAGACCGTTCGGGTATGGCTTTTCCATATAGTGAAATGGTTGTTGAATGGAATGGTTCTCGTGTACATGTTTCAGAGTATGAGGCAAAACAACCACAGCTTGAGCCAAAACCAACAGTAGCTGATCCACAAGGTTTAAGATATGCAAGACCCGCAAGAACTGAACCACCTGTTTTAATTTTATTACAAACAAATCCATTTGAAACAATTAAGTATGCAAGTAATACTTATATTAATGTTTATTCACCTAATCATGATAGATCAACGGGTAATATAGTTAGATTTAGAGGTGCAACAGATGCATCTGGTTTTAATAATGTACCTTCTTTTGATGATGTAACAGACATTAGTAATTCAAATGGTTTTACAGTTACGGTTGGCAAAATAAATTCTAGTGGTATAGTAGGAGACACTACAAATTATTATTACTTCCAAAGTAGTAGTACAGCAACAAGTGGTAATATAAATGGAGGAGGAAACGGTTGTACAGCAGGACCTGTTGACCTACAAGGATAATGACATACGCAGAATTACTACAACAGATTAGAGATTATACAGAAGTAGATTCAAATGTTTTAACATCTACTATTCTTGATGGCATTATTAATAATGCTGAATTTAGAATATTTAGAGATATAGATTCTGATAATAATAGAAGATATGCAACAGCTAATTTAGTCACTTCAGATAGATTTATAAATAGACCCGCAGGTTTACTAATTGTAAGATCTGCTCAAATAGTAGATTCTGATGGAAGTTCACAACCAGATAATAGAGATTTTTTAGATTATAGGGACACAAGTTTTATGTCCGAATATAACCCTACTGGGGCTACAGGAGTTCCTAAATATTACAGTTTATGGGACCAAGATAAAATTGTAGTAGCACCTACACCAGATGCCACTTATGAAATTCAGTTAAACTATATCTTGAAAGACCCTGGTTTATCTGCTACAAATACGACTACATATTTAAGTACAAATTTTCCCAATGGACTTTTATATGCGTGCTTAATTGAAGCATTTTCTTTTTTAAAAGGGCCTAATGATCTCTTGCAATTATACGAAGGAAAGTATAAACAAGTAGTTGAAGGCTTCTCAATAGAACAAATGGGAAGAAGAAGACGAGATGAATATCAATCAGGTGTTCCTCGAGTCGGCGCAAAATAAAAAATAGGAGATAAATTATGGCTATAACACAAGCGATTGCAAATGCATTCAAGAAACAATTATTAGAAGGGGATCAAAATTTTTCTTCATCTAGTGGTGATGTTTTTAAACTAGCTCTTTATACTTCTTCAGCAACTCTAAACTCAGCAACAACTGCGTACGCTTCAACTAACGAAGTAGCTAATACAGGTACTTACGCAGCAGGTGGTGATCCATTAGCAGGTCAAAATACTTCAATTGCATCAGGTGTTGCAATTGTTGACTTTGCAGATTTATCATTTACGGGTGTAACGTTGACAACTAGAGGTGCATTAATCTATAATACATCTTCTGCAGTTACTAATGCAGCAGTTGCGGTTTTAGATTTTGGAGCAGATAAAACAGCTACGTCGGGAACTTTCACAGTACAGTTTCCAGCATTTACTACATCAGCAGCTATATTAAGAATATCTGGTTAAGGAGAAATAAATGGCATTAGTCGTAAATGATAGAGTTAAAGAAACCTCTACCACTACTGGTATAGGTACACTTACTCTTGCAGGAGCAGTAACAGGATTTGAAACTTTTTCATCAGCTATTGGAAATGCAAATACAACTTATTATGCAATTGTAAACACTACTGACGGTGAATTTGAAGTTGGATTAGGAACAGTAGGAGCTGGCACTTTAGCTAGAACTACTATTATTTCATCATCAAATTCTGATAGTGCAGTAGATTTTGCTGCAGGAACAAAAAATGTATTTGTAACTTTACCTGCATCCAAATCTGTTATCCTAGATTCAAGCGGAAACATTGTTGCAAACAATGGAAGTAACTTAACAGCTTTAAACGCAACACAATTAACTTCTGGAACAGTACCTGATGCAAGATTTCCAGCAACACTACCAGCTTCAAACGGTTCAGCACTTACAGATTTAAACGCAACAGCATTAACAACTGGAACTGTAGCTAACACAAGACTAGATGCACAACTACAGGATGTGGCTGGATTAGCTACAACAGCAGGTAAAATTATTCAAGGTGATGGATCAAATTTTGTTTTATCAGCTTACACATTACCTATAGCAGACGGATCTTCTGCTCAGGTTTTAACTACAGATGGATTGGGGGCAGTTACTTTTGCAACTCCTACAGTTGGAGATATTACAGCCGTAACAGCGGGTACAAATTTAACAGGTGGCGGGTCTTCTGGAGATGTTACACTTAATTTAGCTGATGCTTCTACATCTGCTAAAGGAGCTGCATCATTTAGTTCAGATAACTTTGCTGCTAGTTCTGGAGCAATAACAATAAAAGATTTAGGGGTGGCGACCACAGAGATTCAAGATGATGCCGTAACACTAGCTAAGATGGCTGCAGGTACAGATGGTAATATAATTTCATACGATACTTCCGGTAATCCAGTTGCAGTAGCAACAGGAACTTCTGGACAAGTTTTAACAAGTGCAGGTGCTGGAGCGGTGCCTTCTTTTCAAACACCTACAGTTGGAGACATAACTGCAGTTACTGCAGGTACTGGTATGACAGGAGGTGGAGCTTCTGGAGATGTAACTTTAAATGTTATAGGTGGAACTGGTATTACAGCAAATGCAAATGATATACAAATTGATAGTACAGTAGCTACATTAACAGGAAGTCAAACTTTAACTAATAAATCTATAGTAGCAACTCAGCTTACAGGAACTATTGCAGATGCAAGATTCCCAGCAACTTTACCCGCACTTAACGGAAGTGCTTTAACAGATTTAAACGCAACTAATTTGGGATCAGGAACAGTTCCAACTGCAAGGCTTGGAACAGGAACAGCTTCATCAACAACTTTTTTAGCAGGCGACCAAACTTATAAAACAATCACAGCAGACATCACAGGAGTTACAGCAGGATCTGGTTTAACCGGCGGCGGAACTACAGGTGATGTAACTTTAAACGTTGGAGCAGGAACTGGTATCGATGTTGCAGCAGATGCTATTTCTGTTGATGTATCAGACTTTATGACTAACGGTTCTAACAACAGAATTGTTACAGCCACAGGTACAGACGCACAAAATGCAGAAGCTAATTTAACTTTTGATGGATCTACTTTGGCGGTTACTGGTGCTATAACAGCAACAGGAGACGTTACTGCTTTTTACGTTTCTGATAGAAATTTAAAACAAAATATTGTTAACATTGAAAATTCTTTACATAAAGTTTCTCAGTTAAATGGTGTTTACTATAACTGGACTAAAGAAGCTTTAGAAAAACATAAACATTTAATTGATGTAAAAGAAGTCGGTGTTATAGCACAAGATGTAGAAGCTGTTCTTCCTGAAATAGTTGCAACAAGAGAAGATGGATCTAAAGCAGTTAGATATGAAAGACTTTGTGCAGTGTTAATTGAATCCGTAAAAGAACTTAAAAAAGAAATAGAAGAACTAAAATCAGGAGCCTAACTCATGGCCCTTGGAGTTACTGCATATTCAGAAGCACCTTTTAGTGCAGAACCCTCAAACGTAATAGCTTATCCATCAGGTATTGAATTAACAGTTCAGGAAAACTCAGGTATTGTTAATATAGATGTAGATGTTTCTGTAACAGGAACATCTTTAGTTTCTGCTGTTGGAACAGCAACTGCTTTTTCTTTAGTTGAAGTTCAAACAACGGGTCAAGCTTTAACGTCTAGTTTAGGAACTGTTACAGAAGTACCTTTGGGACAACAAGTTGATGTAACAGGTTTTGATTTAACCGCTAACGTAGCTAATTCTACTCATGACACATTAACCGCTTTTGGTGAAGCACCTTTTGCAACATTAAGTCCTGCTACATTTAATATTCCTGTTTTTGTAGAGGCTACAACAGGTGGAATTGTAGGAACATTCCCTCTTCCTATGTCATTAGGTACGACTGCAATTACAGCTAATGCTAATCTTTCTTTAACTGGTTTTGACTTAACGATGCAAGAGAATGATGTATCGATTGAAGCAAATGTAGTTGTTTCTATAACTGGAGAACCTTTAACAATAACTCAAGGTACAACTCAAGCATTTACCGATGTTACAACAGAAGATTTGACTGGAATAGCAATGTCTTCTAATTTAAATAGTGTTGATGTTACTGCTAATGCAGATTTATCCTTAACTGGTTTTGACTTAACGATGCAGGAGGATAGCGTTACTGTAAGTGGAAACGCTAATGTTGGTTTAAGTGGACAAGCATTAACAGCTAATTTAAATAGTATTGTAGTAGATCTAAACCAACAAGTAGATGTAACTGGTTTTGACCTGACTATGCAAGAAGGAACTGCTACAGCTCCTGATTCATTAGCTATATTAACAGGAATTGAAATGACGATG